CCTGCATAGAATAGATTTTCATATGAAATGCCAGGATTACCAACCTTTCCGAAGGTTCCCGGAAGTGTTGCTCCCACTCCATCATTGAGTAAGGTGTTTGCTGGGAAAATGTTAATACTGCTGTTTCTCAGCCTATTTGCGATATTGCTTAAAGCTATAGGAGTATCATCAATACTACTCGAATCGTAATCCTCTTGATAATAATCTCTATACTTGACAAGATTAACATCATTTTCTGCATCCCACCTTCTCATAAATGGGATGCTGACCTGAGCAAGGTTCTGGAATCCTTCTGTTTGTGGTTCTGCAAGATAAAAATAATTAGATGTATCTCTCTTAAGAGGGAAATTACCGGGACCAACAGCAGCCTCACTGTTGAATGCATCATTTACCACCAATGGATAGAAAACAAATGATCTAGTTGGTAAAACTACACTGGCAACGGATTGTCTATCATTATAAGTTTTATCTTCTGCCACAGTATTCAAATATTTATCATGGAACAAACCAAGAGTTGATCCGGGAACTGCTGGAGTTCCTATGGTTTCTCCAAATATATTTACCAAATTCTTCATTATCATTTTTGGATAAGGTTCGGACCACCCAATATATGCATTATATGTACTTCCGGATGCTGTTACCCCTCTTCTTGTTATACCGGGGACGCTAGTTTCCACACAAATATCTGGAGTTGCACCTACCAGATTGAATGTGTAAAGCATCTCGGGCAGATTTGCACAAGTGCATCCCCAGAAGTCTAGAGGTTTTTTGCCTTGTGAATTCGCAACATCCAAAGACGCACCAGTGATACCAAAAACATTATATAGTTGTTTCGTGGCGTGTGCTTGGGTATCATAAGATGAACCGGGAGATAACGGGTTGGAGATATTTCCTTCTTTTATTCTTTGCTTTGTGTAAGCAGCGTGAAGTTTCGCATTCGGGAATGTACCATTTGTGCCATATAAATTATCCAGTATATCAAAATCTGGATTTAGAGTTTGTCTCATATCAATCAATGATGTTCTTGCTTCTGAATTAGAAATTCTAGGGAATTCAGCAAGACCATCATAAGCATCTTCGGGTGCTCCTGTGAAAATTCTTTGACCAGATAAAGTGGGATCTGGAATGTGCTCAAACGAACGAGATCCTCCACCCGCGCCGCCTCCGAATGCCAACGCTGTTGAAGCGGATGTATCTGATTTGTTCACCGGATCACTGCCATCCGCGAGGTTGGCCGGTTCCGGGAAAGTGTATGTGAACGGATCCATCCAGTTTGCAGGAACCGCCAGATGGAAAAAGTTCTGATAAGAAAATAAGACGTTTAACGGCGCCGAGGGAGTTCCGTTTGCTGGAAATGGCACTATATTTGGTTCAGTCTTTAATATTTTGTCCATAAATCTATCTCTGAGATTTACCATTCCGTCTATGATTAGAATGTCTCCAAGACTAGATCTAACATGTGTATTTTGATATATTGTAACTCCAGAAGATCCACTTAATTGATTTTTCCATGCCCGTGCCTCTGCTTCTGTTCTTCCTACGTTACTACCTTGCGGGCCCGGGATTTTACCCAAGACTCGACCAGGTACATCCGGTGATTCGAACCTCAAAAGACCATTTGGTCCGACTGCATCTGTTGTCAACCCCAATGTCACTCCCACACCTATGGCGGCCGCCGTGTTCAAATCAGCAGTCCATCCTCTAGTTCCAAATGAATGGTCCATTTCATGAAGAACACGGTATCTTTCAAAATTAACCACATCAGTGGTGGTGCCGGCAGTTGGGCCCGGTTTATCCTTTCTCATTACAACCGAGTACACCAGTTTTCCGTGGTCGTACTGATATACACTTCCGCTATTACCAAAGAAGGCCTTATCAAAAGTGAATCTTGATATATGCTGATTTGATCTTGCAGCATATCCGGGATACGACCAAGTTCCTCCTCGGAAAAAATCGTTGGACGCTGGAATTGATGGTTCTGTATGGGTATCGCTTCCTGTTCTTTCAATGATACCGGCTTGGTTTTCAGAGGGAACTGAAGTTATTGCTATACAATCACCCCGGACATCTACAATACCTCTGACATCGTTATTTTTACTGAAAAATGGAGAAAGAAATGCATCAACTGATTCTCTCTTGTTCTTTGCCCTTGTAATTACGTCCCCAATACTTTCACTCGATTTTGCTCCAAATATCTTTATTATGCCACCATATGAGAGATAATTGTTTATAAAGTTCCACATATAATCCCACTCAGAATATTGGGATCCTGATGGCCACCTTTGATAATTGAAGGTGCTACCTGCATAAAAATCACCACCCACTTGTATGTTAGATGCAGGATCTCGGTGAATAAAAGGGACAAATCCTCTGTCCGAGGATTTTATAGAATTAATGGGAATATCATAGGGTCCTATACCAGTTGGATGAGTTGAGGTAAGTCTTTCATTCCATTCCCCAACAGAAGAAATGGTCATTAGACCATTTTCTCTTTCGGCTGTATTTCCTAATGCATTTAGTAAATTATGAGGAGCAGTATCTGGATCTATGACTGCTGCTATGAAAGGAGATCCGGATTCTGTCCCAGATACCAATAATCCCTCATCTGTTAGTGTTGTCGATACATTTGGTCGTGCCATTTTTACCTCAATTGTTTGTTTCTATATACCATCTGTCGTCCCCGTCCCATTCACCATTCAATTCTTCTGATCCATCATTAATAAAACCGAATGGAAGGTAACTTTCTTCTATCTGTTCTATTTGATTTTTGTATATACCTTTTCTAACATCACTTTCCGCAAGTTCTTTATAATATGGCTGCCGTGTCATCCAAGAAAAAAGAACCAGTGTCATCGTAAGATCATCATGATGACCGTCGTCTGCTTCATATGTATGCCTTTTTGATATAAAGGAAGTGAGTTCCATTATTAGATTTTCATCCTCTATTATCAATTTATCCTCTTCTATGAGGCTTCTTAAAACTGAGCAACCTATCTTTTTTATTGGTCCAGTTGTTTTCACTCCAAGAGAAGTCTGCCCAACACCAGAGAACCCTCCGGACAAGACTTGTCCGGATCTGCCTCTAGAGGTGACACTAAGTATGAACTCATTTTCAAGATCATGGTGAAGAATATCCGCGACTTGACCCCCTATATCATTAATCTCTACTAATATCCACGCATCATTGTATCTTTTAGAAACACTGTCTATAATTGTAGGAAGAACTAGAGGAGATATGGTATTGTTGTAAAATGTTGCTGCGATTTTGTATGGAAATTCACTTGCATCAACTACTGTAAACGCACTATAATCTTTTGCCTGTCCACGAGAAACATCTACTGTTAAGAAGTATGTTCCGCCCTCCTTTGGTTCGTAATATTCTCTATAACCATCAGGAGATTTTTTCTTGGGAATTGACGGAAACATTTGTTTTAATTTTGCGGTAGAAATCAAAGTATTGGATGAACCAACAAAGTCACATTCAAATTCCGATTGAAACTGTTGCTCACTAGAGTTTCTGATAGTCTCCATTTTCCATTTATCATCTCTTAGAGGTCCTCCCGCAAAAAGTGGGACTTGAGTCCAATGAACTTCTATGGGAATATATTCATTCTTTTGTGGATCATTTTTAGGCCGAGTTGCTCCTCTCCAAAAAGTATAAAACATGTTCAAACCATTTGGAGTGGAGACCATCAACACCTTTGTACTCTGTCCGGATGTAATTGTCGGGTAAACAGAACTGAAAAATTCTTCCGCTATGTTCTGTGGAACGTGAGCAAATTCGTCAAGAAAGATTAGGTTAAATGATCCACCACGAATTGCCGAAGAGGATGTTGCAGATGCTGTAATTTTTGAGCCATTCTCTAAATGAATACTTCCTTTGTTCCATTCAATAATCCCCTGCTGAAGCCATTTTGGTAGATACTCATATGCTAATTTCAATCTACTTAAAATTTCTCTTGCGGTGCTTTGTTTATTGGCAAGAACGGCAACATTCATGCTCTGGTTAAATAAAACATAATGAAGAATATAAGAAATTACGGTTGTTGACTTACCGCTCTGTCGAGGAAGTTTTGCGATGACAAATCTATTATCATGAACCGTATTTACTATTTCTCTTTGATAGTCGTATAGATCAAAAGGAACTAGTCCTTTATCCAGAGACACTACTTTGATATATTTTTCTATGAAGTATACAGGATCGTTGGCACACTTGACGTATTCCTTAATCTGATCTTCTGTAAAATCAATTTTTATCCCAACAGGTTTTAGATTGGGATTCCCTAAATATCCAGATTTATTCTCGCTCATTTTCATTATTTTCTATCACTTTACTTCTACTTCTAGATGCATTAATTATATCTTGAAGGTCAGAAGTGGAACCAACATAAAATGCATTATTAGTTGTATTTTTTTGAACATACTTGTTGTCTTCTTTATTAATTTCTTTTGTTTTCTTATGCAGATCTACAATATCCTTGTTAACTTCGGAGACAGTTTTTATTAACTGGGATACCACTTCATAGGCGCGAGGATGATCACCTTCTGTCGCAACTTTTAGTATTCCATCTATAGCCATTTCACCAGTAGATACTAAATGCTTTAGGTTTCCTCTAACTTCTTTATAATCATCTTCAAAATCCCTTTGCTTTATGGTAGATATAGGTTTCTTATCAGGAAGAACTTCTATAGATTTTCCTTTGTATTCTACGTTCAATTCATTTTCTATACTTTTATCATGGGATTTCATGGGTCGGGTTTCCTCTCACTCCAGTGGAATAATCGCCGGTGACTTCAGTTCTCATATCAAACGGATCTAATACACTAGATCCGCAGGTAAATCCATCCATGATATCAACAGTAACACCTTGTATGGGACCGTATGTGGTTTCTGGACCAAATATAAATGTTTTTGCGGTAAAACTAAATGTTGATATTATAGATCGTCTTGTTGCAAAATCGCCTGTGTAATCTTCTTGCATTTGAACAGCATTAAGTGTAATGGGAACATCCATCTTTGGATGAACTGTATTCATGTTCAATGTGATATTAAAGTTTGGGGTAAAATATGGGAGAATCTGCTCCATAATTTGAAGATTCTCTTCAACATACCTACTGTAAATGTAAAGCCCGAATGTAATATTATATGGGACTGCATTAAACATGAAAGCGCCAGTATTACTGGAAGTTCGTATTTGTTTTTTCCGAAGTTTATTTGTTACTCGATCAACATCATAAATTATTGCACTGATGTCAAATCCCATGTGAGGTAGGGTGATTTGAGTTTTATTTACGTCTTCAGAAATAGAACTCATGTTTCTAATTCTTCTTATGAATTTTTCCTTTGGTCCATAAGAAATAGGAACTTGAATTTTTTCCTTTGTTGTCCCATCTGTGTTGTATTTAAATACTTGTATCTGATCGAATAAACTACCAAACCCAATCACAAGTTTTCTCAGAGACTCGTTATAAAAATGTGAAAACATTAATACCTACCTTCCGAGAACGGATCTTTTTCGCTAAAGTCTAGTATATTAGCGGCTTCTGATTTTATTGCTTCGTTGTCTCCTGATGTCACACCGGCAGGATCGAGAGGAATAACTATATCCCCACTTATACCCTTACGAGTTTCGTCAATTTCATCCACAACAGAATTTCCAGTATCGAAATCTTCGTTGCTGTAAGTAAAGACTTCACATTGAAGTTGATAAGTGTATAAATTTCCCAATTGATAAAATGGGTTTTCATGTTCTACA